TGAGAAACCCAAAGCAATGGTCTCGTGGTTGTAACGTGCTGTGAAAGCCTCTTGCGCATTGTCATAGCTGAGAGCTGTACCCTCGGCCTTGACTGGTGCAGCTGAGAAGCCTGACAGTTTTGTTTCCTCTTCAAAGCTACGCTCTGATTTCTCAGTTTCGTAGATCTCTTTGTGCTCTTCGCCGTAACGGGCGTACTCTAGACCGAACAATGCGTTCAAACCAGGGAGCAACTCTTTAAGCAGTTGTGCGCGTGAAATAGCCATTTAAGTGCTCCTTAATTAAACACCAGCAGTGTTAGTCATACCTTGGAATGTTGCATTCCATACGACCAAAACTTCAGGGAAACCAACGAAAGATAAGTTCGTGCCTGTGGGAACAGAAATACTGGAAGCCAAAGTAACGGTTGTGCCGCTAACGTTGGTTACAGAAATATAGTTACCTTGGGCAACGCCACTTACGCCTTGAGCAATCAATTGCATTCCGGGCTGGATAGCAGTGTTTGCAGCTGTCAATGTAATAGTAGTACCAGATGTGCTGGCATTTCCGCCAACGGCAGAAACGGTAACAGCAGTATCTTGCACCACGCTAACACAGCGGAAAGGTAGCAATGTAGCAATACGAGTATTACCAGATGTACCAGAGCTGATCACAGCACCAGAGACGGCCATTGCTGAGTCACCAGTCGTGGTGTTACCTGCTGTACCTGTGACGGCATAGAGGTTAGAACCAATGAAGGTGGGGTTAGCATAGCCAACTGTGGAAGCGGTGTTGGACAAGGAAGTACCTTGAGCAACCATCACTGCTTTGAACACAGTACGGGGATCGTCAATCACATATCCAACTGCATAGTTAGATGATGTGCTTGCAGGCCAGTATTGACCGCGAACGATTTGGCTGGAAGAGTTTGTGTACTCAGCACCAACAAAGATACCCAATGTACCGGCTACAGGAGTAGCAGGGCTAGAGGCAGCAGACATGGTGGTGGCAACAATGCTACCGTTAGAGAGCTGAACAATGTCACCATTGAACAACGATGTACCATAAGCAGTAGCAATGGGATACATGCGAGTTGACCCAGAATAGGGTAATCCGCCGAACTCACTGACCGCTTTAAACCCGTATGGAGCGGGAATAATTGGATAAGCCATTTAGGACTCCTGAATTAAATTATCTTGCGCCAAACCCAGTACCGCGTGTCGTTGTGGATGTTCTATCCGAAAACTTGCGCATCCTGGGGTCATTGTCTTTCATGAAACTGTTGTCCACTGACTCCATCTGATCTTGTGCTTGCTTGGCATAATAGCGCTGGTAGGCGTCAAAGTTTTCTTGTGTGTTTTTGCACAGAATCAAACCACCGACTTCTACGTTGCCCTCATTATTCCCCTCAAGCATTAGCTCGGGATGGTCTGCCGCCTTGACTGGTTCCCAGCCGTCACGTCTCATGCGAGACAATCTGGTGTGATCCGCCTTACCTAATATGTGTGTCATAACGTAACGATACACAAAACCAGGCTCGGGTGTTGGGTCTGGCAATTGGCTCGAAGGTTTGTACTCCTTACGAACTTCTTTATCACGGGTTTCAATATCACGAGTTTTCTTAACATCAACCATTTTGTGCCTCCAATTTCTGTTGTTCAAGGTAATACTTCTTGGGATCAAGATTAAATTTCTTCACTAACGCTGCTTGCGTCGGAGTCAATTGAACCTTTTTTACGCCAGAAGATCGTGACGCTGGAGCAACTACATTCGAAGGACGCTTTGCGGCTTGTGCCGATTTTTGTTCACCGAATACTTCCGGGAACGTGTTTTTGATGCGTGAATCTATCTGTTGATAATATTCATCGGAGCGCGGGTCTACACCCGAGTTGACTAGTTTTTGATGCAGCCCTAGCGCAAAGCTGGTAACTTCTTCAAACCCTTGCGAACCAAACCACTGGTTTTTTGCCTGCCAGCGCAGGGATTTTTCGTCTGGTTGTACAGATTGAGTCTGTCTAGGTTGAGTTTGTACCGTATTTTCTCGCTCTTGTAAAGCAGGACGGTAATTTTTCAATGATTCAATGCGCCATTTAGCCTCAGTCAAAGCCTCTTGAGCCGCAATAATGGCATCAGTATCGTAGGCTTCTTGAGCCTCTTTATACTGTTTTCTCGCCAATACCAGGTCAGCTTCAGCCTTTTCTTTGGCAGAAGACGCAATCATTTGATGGCCCGCTTGGACGTTGCTTTTTAGAGACTTGTTCTCTTCAATTAACTGTCTAGCAAGGCTTTCAAGCTCCTGTTTTTCCCGCATAGCCGCTTCGGCTTTACGTCTCTCATCGTGTCTAGCATGCGTCAATTCCTTGATGCGGCTTTGTACATTCTGAGAGTAACTGGCAATTTCATCGTCAGTTGGATCTGGAACTTCTTTGTTTAAAGGCTGTTTGCCTTTGTCGCGTTCTGGGGTGTCATCGATGATTTCAATTTCGATTTCTTCCTCGTTTGCTTCCGCAGCTTGAGGTAGTTCATCGGTTTCATCGGGGAACTTGTATGGTTCGTTCATATTTGTCCTTTATGCACGGCTTATGCCGCGGGGGTCTTCAACAACAGCATCGACTTGGTCATCGTTGATGAGCCTAAATTCTTTGCCGAAAATTTTAAAACGCGTACCAGAATAAGTACGAGTTAGCACAAAATCTCCAGGCTTGCACCACGCTCCAGTGGGGTACTTTTCTGGGTCTTTATATGCATCGGGCCCAACCTTAAGCACAAACAAAACGGTTGTAGCGTGTTGTTCTTGTACCGCGTATTGGGATGGTCTTATCAGATCCAAATCAGTTCCATCAATCTTGTCGGAAATGTCGGGCACTCCGCAAAGAATTTTGTAACCGGTTGGTTCTGGTAATACAGTGGCCTTCTCTTCATTGGTTGCATTCTCTTGTGGGGCCTCCACAGGTTGAATGGTTTCTGGCATCGTAACGCCAGGGGGGAGGATGAAATCAGTCATCGTTTTCTTCACTTTCTTTTAGCAGGTCTAGGAGGTGACGCTCTGCAATGGCCAGACCCGAAATAAGCCCGCAGAGTTTTTGATATTCTTCGAAAGAGCGGCATGCACCACCAGCCATATCATCGGCATAGTTGTTCATGTCGGTGCGTAATTTTTCGCGCAATACGCGTGCGAAGTCTTGGATCATTGTTTACCTTTGTTGGCCTCTCGCCTTCTCATAGCAAGTTCGGCTTTGTGTTTAGCAATATCGGCACCGGTTTGTATGCCGATCTGTCTGTCAGCCGCGGCAGTCTGATTTCTGTGTTTTGCAACATCAACAATCGTATTGAGTGCGGCCTGCTTCTCTTGTGTATCGATTTGGTTTTTGTGTTTGGCCATATCGATACCGGCTTTGTATGCGCCTAGCTGTTGGTCGCCAGCTATTTTTTGTTGCTCTAAGGCTAGTTTTGCTTGAGCAATTTGCGCTTCCATCTGGGCCTTTTGGGCTTTGATTTGAACTTCTTGTTGTGCAATTTGCAGTTCTTGCTGTTGCATCTGTAGAACTGGGTCTTGCGCCTGTTGCTGGGCTTGCTGTTGTGCAGCCATTGCCTGATGTTGTTGCGCAACTTGTTGCGCTGCTTGGGCTAACATTCCAGACAATGCAGTCTCCAGTTGAGGAGTCATCTTTTCATCTTCGGGCGGCATTGCCATTCCGAGTTGTTCTTCTACCTGCTGACGATACATATACCCAGCATGCTCGCCCATATGCGCCTGAAGAGCCGCCATGATTTGATTGGCTTGGGGATTCTGACCAATAATTGCCATGATCATTGGATCTTGCATCATCGACTGATGAACCTGAATATGCGCTTGATGATTCTGGAATAAGAAAGCCTTTAGCGGCTTGCCCTTAAGCGCCGCTTGGTTCTCAGATACAGGGTCCGTAGGTTTCTGATCATCTGGTAAAGGTACGAGTTTGTCCGCATTTTTAATTCCTAAAACATCTAACATTGAACGGTGCAATTGCGGGAGATCATAAATCTGTGGCGCCATCTGGGCCATCTGTATCACAGCTTGATACTGCACCACTCTCTGAGAAAGAGTAGCCGCGTTAGGATCAGAAACCGGAATAATGTCTACTTTATCGTAATCGGCTTTCTTAGACTTCCTTCCGCCATACTCTGGGTCGTAGGTATAGTCTGGATCTGTGTAGTCTCGAATAATATTCTTGAGAAGTTTCAACTCCTGCTTTAAGGCAAAGTGTGTGCGCGCCTGCACTGCACTCAACACCTTTAGCTGTCTCTCAAGTAGAGCTAAAGTAGTTCCGACTGGTGTCTGGGCAGACATGTCGGACACACTCATATCGGCAGTAGCAGCAAACCTGCGGCCTTCTTCTACGATGTTATTGAGTAGTGTATAAAGAACTTGACTCGGTTCTTTGTAGGGTAAGGGTAATATAGAGTCGCGGATATTTCCTGACGCTACATCTACATCCCGGAATTCTCCCGGAGCAATTGGGGTATCATCGCCCTTAATGCGAAGGCCCCTGGACTTGAGTCCCCCAGGCAAGTTTGATAAAGTTCCTGCATCAATGAGCTGTCGCATGATGCTAGTGGCAGATTTAGCAAACCCGCCAATGAGGTGGAAGAGCCCGAACCCATAAGCGCCAAAGCCGGGTATGTATTGGTAGTGGACAAAATGCTGTCTCTTGAGCCTGAGTTCGTCGCCTTCATTCCAGTTCCTCCTTACGGATAAGATATCATGAGTACCCTTAATTAAGGTCACGACATAAGGAACCATAATTCCAGTTTCGTTACCTTCGTCATCAACATCCTCAAAACCATCCAATTCAAGATCAACGTGGCACTCATAAAGAGTATATCGTTCATCGTTCAAATCGCTAAATCCAGTCTCCTTGTCCTTCGCCATCTGGATATCTTCTCGCGAACGACTAGGATCGGGTAACTCTATATCACGGTAAAAACCGGCATTTTGTAACTTGACAATCTCATTCTTGGTCTTTCTCATGACGTGCGTCACTCGATAGCAGGTATCCATATCTGTAGTCCCGTAGGGAAGAATGATATCTTCGGCAGGGATAAACATAGAAACCTGGCGTCCTAGATTGGGATCGTAGTACACCTTCTTAAATGCAGAGCCAGTCGCTGGCAAAGACCAAAGCATGCGCTCATGTTCCGGCCTAAATTCTTTCATAACTTCCGTCAATTCGTTGTTCATGTCGTCTTGAACATTGATGGATATTTCTCTGGTCTCGTTGGTTTCTTTGCCGATGATTTTGCTGCGAACCGGGCCTTGGGCTGGGAATGTTTCCGTGATCATCTCAGACTGGAACCTGACCACTGCCTCTGTAATCATAGGATGGAATACACCTGATGCACCGTCCCAGGGTTCTGTTCTCTCTTCTATATGCAGGCCGAGTAATTTAAGGCCCTCTGTATACGCTTTCTCCCAGTCTTTCCTGGAGTTCTTATCCTGATCAATACTTCTGTCTAAGTCTCCGGCCAATGTGGATAGCGCAGCTTCGCTTATTTCTTCTGCTAAATTATTGCTAAATCCCTCTTCATCACCTTTTTCCATATCAACCTCAAGATCGCCTGCTTTAATATGGACCGCTTCGGGATCTACGATTTCTATCTCCACAGGTTCCTGGTCTTGGGCTAAACTCTCAAGTCCAGCTGGGGCTTGGTTAAGTGATTTGTCTATCATGATGTTCCTTAAATTAATTTCCAATTACCTGATGAATAATGTTGCGGCATTGCAACCCCACCGGACTTGTTACCTAAATCTTGTTTCATATAGCTCTTTAATGAATCCAACATTTTGAGTTGGTCTTTGTTGTATTTCATTTCATCGTTGGCTTCTTTTGGCCATTGATTTAATAGATATCCTCGCATTGCAGAGTCTGTTCCGTTTTGCACCGCATCTGCGGCCGGCCTGCCTTCGTCCATTGTTTGTTTAAAGTCACCAGAAACTGTAGCAAGTGTAGCAAGTTGCTTTGCAGTCATTGAATCTATTAAATCTTTTCTAGTTTTATTTGCAATGGGATCGACATGCATTAATTCGCCAGCCAAGTCGTGATGGGTAAATTCGTTGGGTTTGCCTATCATCACTCCGACTCTATCAATGGGAAATTCTTTTGGCCTTGGAGCGTTTGGAGCGCCGGGCTCATTTTGGGGCCATGTTTCAGCGTAGTCTTCCCCTGCATTTCCAACCATTACGATAGGATTATGTTTTGCAATAAATGGGTATTCTTCAACAGCTTTACTCATTAAATTGTTTATATAATCATCCATCTCAATCCTTAATAGTATGCGGCTCTACGACGGTAGGAAGACGGTTCGTCTTTCTCGTCAGAATTTAAAGACAAAAATCCGCCTTTTCTGAATCTCAGCAATGCTTGGGTTGTTGAGTCCACAAGGTCATCATGGTCTGAGTTTGGGAATGCGGCCAGTTCTTCAATTACTTCATCCGCCCATCTGGTGGGTGGCGCCCAGACCTTTCCGCTTGCAAAAAGATCAGACACTGAGTTAATCCTCACCATCTTATCATTTCCCCTGCTGGGCGTAAACTCTTGCACCGGGATACCCATCGCCCTTAATTCATAAATAAGAGGAGCTCCAGAAGCCTTTGCCTCTACGATAAACGCATCTGGCTCCCAGTTTCTATACTCTTCTAATGCTACCTGCTTAAGCTCTGGGAACTCCATCCGTCTTTTAAATGCATCTAATAATATTACATGGGGATCTCGGACGTTCTCGTTAAGATAAAACACACCCCAGGTCGTACAAGCAGAGTAGTCGCTTCGTTCGTTCTTGGTAAAAGCCGTATCCCAAGACTGAATAATATACTCACATACAGGAACATTATCTTCCCATATCTTCCACCATTCTCTCTTGACGATAGCCCCTTCCTCCGAGGTAGGGGACTGCATGTATTGGGCATTCCATTTCGCAGCGGGGAGTTCGGACTTGAGTGCCAGCAACTCCTCTAGCCGCCAAAACTCTGGCCACAGGGGATTCCCGCTTGGCATAATTGCCGGCAACTGAATAACCTCCCACTTCTCTCCGTCCCTGTCGATCATGGACTGGATGATCTTGCCTGTTAAATCTTTCTTCGCCCATCTGGTCATCACCACCACAATAGCCCCGCCTGGTTGTAGACGCTGACGAGGTCCGGATGTGTACCACTCATAAACTTTATCAAACACCGTTGGGTCTCCGGCCGCTAGAGCTGCCTCCTGTTCCGAATGCGGGTCATCGATAATAAGAAGGTCAGCTCCTTTACCCGTTACCGTACCGCCAACACCGATCGCAAAGTATTCGCCATTCTTATTCGTACTCCATCTTCCAGCGGCCTTACTATCCGACCTCAGATTCACAAATGGGAATATCTTATGGTATGTCTCAGAGGCTACCAGGTTCCTCACCTTACGGCCGAATCCAACAGCCAACTCGGCAGTATTGGATGTTTGGATAATCTTCTTCCCCGGGTATTTACCCAGGAACCAGGCGGGCAACAGAAAAGACGCAAACTCAGACTTGGTATGCCGAGGCGGCATGTTAATGATCAAACGCTTTAACTTACCACTAGCGATCTCTTCAAACTTCTCTGCCATTAACTCATGATGCCGCCCATGTATAAACCCAGGCCACATCTCAGAAACAAACTGCATAAAGTCATCGGCGGCTTTCTCTACGTTGAGGCTCTCCTTGTACACCTCAAACATATCCCACATCTCCTCCGCCAACTCCGGAGGCATGTTCTGTATCGCCGCTTCCATCTGCTCTACATTCATTCCAAATCCCTAAACTTAATATAAACAGGCCGAACACTTCTGTCCTTATTCGCGAGTTTCTTACAAACCCCCAAATTACACAAGTTCCTAATCACCCTCACCAAATTCGCCCGACCCTTATCCCCAGTCGCCCGCATAATGTCCTCGTAAGAAGGACCATACCCAAATTTCTTCCAATGCTCATCTATTACCAAAAACACATTCCTCTCTTTAGGCGTCATATCCATCTCCATACACTCCGTCTCCGATAACCTACCAGGCCGAGACATCGCTTTCAATTCCTTCTTCGTATGTATGTACTTCTTTTTCATTACCGCAACATGTTGCGCTCTTAACGCTTTTTCTAAAAATATACACCCCCACCCTATTTTGTTTCAGAGACTGACGGGGGGGGTTCCGCAACATGTTGCGCTGGGTCTAGATCGGAATTTTCGATGGATTGAGTGAGTGGAGTAGTATGCGTAGGATCCCCGCCCGCCTCGAGCTCAGTCGCGGGGGGTGCCCCGTGGGTGGGGTCGCGCCCTTCGGATATCTCTTCCAGCAATGACCTCCCGCCTGAGCGCGCCGGCTTGGCGTCCACGTCCACCACTGATTTGATTCTCTCCAGTAGCTGAGCCTTGATGTCTCCGCTCTTAACGTGCGTGACTGTAGTCTCTTTGCGCTCCATGAATGCACCGACGTCGTACAGTTTGCCGATGAGTTCTAGCGCCTTCATTCGTTGGGCCGGTGGAAAATCCTCATCAATGGAGTGCTTGACCAATTGGTGGATTAGCAGTGCCTTTAATTCTCTAGGGGTTCGCAGTTTCTCCGCCTCAATCGCCAGCCTGTAAGCGTTCACCTCTTGGATCACGCGTGGATCACTGGCGAGCTTGTACGGGTCACTGGCGAGCGTATAGTCACTCCGAGCGTTATATGTCTCTCTGTATGCTTGTCTCTTGCTCATTGTCCCCTCTGCTAGTTTACGCGCGTACTCTCTCTGTTTACTTGTGAGCGGTTGTTTTGTCCCTAAGATTGACTCTATTGGCGTGCTCTCCAGTGTTTCCCTTATTTGCGCCCTGGTTAACTTTTTAGTGGGCGCGCGTTTTGTTGCCGGCATGATTCTACCCTCCAATTTCCTATACTTGACGCGAGTATAAACGCAAACAGCACTCCATGCAAACACCCCCAAAATCAAATTGTAGTCCTTATAAATCAACAACTTACACGCGCTGGCACGATTTTTTCCCCATATAAGGTATGGGGTATCAAAAAACAGAGCCTCATATTTTCAACAACTAAGGAAAACACACTATGTATTCACAATTCAAAACTCTAGAAAATCTAATCGATTATCACCTCACCAGTGAGCAAACCATGTACCTGTGCGACTTGACCGGCCTAAGTGTTGACGATCGCGGGTTTGACTCGCTCCAACACTGGTTCGACATCAACGACCCATTCCACACCGCCTCGAAAACCATGCGCGAGATTGGTGGCTCATTTGCCGGTGCGATCGGCGAGGCTTACCAGTGCGCCGACTCTCGCAACCGCTTGATCTTAATTACCGCCTTCAAGGATCTATTCGTTCGCTTTATGCCCACTAGTGTGACTGATGAGGCTTGATTAGCCGAAACCCCGCGAGGGGTCTCACACAACTACTGGAGAACCAATGAAAAACGAAATTATCTTAGCCCTTCACACCTTCGCACGCAAGCGCCCTCAGCTTGAATACGGCAACTATGGGAGCGCCTCGAGTTACCGCGCGGAGGCGCGCGCCATTACAAGAGACTTGCAACACGCACGCGCTCTACTTCGCAAAGTGGAGTTATCGGGTATCACCGCTCAAGATTTAATCAAGGCGAGTACTGAGGCATTCTCAGGCCGGTTAACGATTATGCCCGCCAACTCTTACAGCGACAAAATCCGGATCGATTATTGTGTTGGCCAATATTGGCCGACCGAATACCGCAAAGCAGTTTGCGCAGTATTGGCTCGCGCACTCTGGAATCACTGGATGGAAGATCGAAAAGAGGGCGAGTTTATGACCACCCGCCAAAAAATCCGCATACTGGCGCGCGTGGAGCTTGGAAGAACTATAGCGCAAGTCTATTTTAATTAAGCATAACTGACGAGGCTTAATGAGCCGAAACCCCCGCGGGGGTCTTATGCAACAACAAGGAAACAAAACAATGATTTTACTTACAAAATTTTGGGGTTATCTCACCCTCAAAACCGCGCTTTGTCTCGGCGGGTATGCGGTAACAGTCTTACAAGGCTCACCCAGTCAAACCCTCTTGATTGTCGGCTCATTGTCGGCTCTTGCAATCCCAGTATTTTATTATTTTGGAGAGTGACACCATGCTAATCGCTTACCACGCAAAACATGAGCGCCACGGATGGCGCGAGATATGTCGTCAACCTATCGACTGGGATGGATGGGGAGATTTCGACCGCTCCATGATTGACGAACTAATCAAAAACGGGTCTCACGTTTTAACGTGCGGGTGGAATATGTACCAACTAATTGAGGGTTAAATTATGAGAGTAATTATGCTGAAAAAAGAGGCGAGCGCGCTTACTGGTGGACTCACCGAAACTTCTAAGATGCCTTGCAAGTCCTACAGTTTACCGACTGAGGCGTGCGAGACCGGTTTCAAAATGGCTCAAATTGAGGGGTCGATCTGTTTTTCATGCTATGCGGATCGTAATTTTTATTTGATGTATCAAAACACAATTAAACCCGCCCAATTCGCTCGACTTGATTCAATTAATGATTCCCATTGGGTGGACGCGATGGTTACTCTAATTGGCTTAGATCCTTATTTTAGGTGGCACGACTCCGGAGATCTCCAAGGCCTTGATCACTTCAAGAAAATTATAGAGGTTGCGACATTGACGCCAAAAACAAAACACTGGCTTCCGACCCGTGAATACTCAATTATTAAGGATTTTATCTCAGCCGGTGGCGTAATCCCCAAAAACTTAATTGTCCGGCTCTCGGGTATGTATCCTGACAAGGCCGTAAAAGTCCCCAAAAGCCTCGAAGGCGTGCGAGGCGTGACAACGTCTAACGTCCACACCAAAAAGCCTCTAGGGCTCGCCTGTAAAGCCCCAGAGCAAGCCGGCGAGTGTCGCGATTGTCGCGCGTGTTGGACTTCGAAACCGGTGTCCTACTTGATGCACTAGCATGACTGATGAGGCCTGAGAGGCCGAAACCCGAGCGATCGGGTCTCATGCAACTACAAGGGAAACAATGAAATATTCCGAATTTGACTATATCCAAGCCGGTTATCTATTTGAGAAAAACCGCATTAAGCTCGCACGATTTGAGCGTATGCTCGCGCGCGAATATCAGGAACACAAAAACAAAGCGGTCTTTTTGTTCAACCGCGGTCGATTGGAGGCTCGCTCATGTATCTAGTCTTTAACCACAATGCCCGATTTTTGGGCGACTTTGCGACCATGCATGAGGCTCAAACTGAGGCCATGCTCTATATGGGGCAAACCGGAAACCCCGCCTACATCACAACCCGCAACTTGTTGCGCCCCGAAGAGCGCGACTCTTACGAACAATTTTTGGAGATACACGAATGACTTCTATCGCAACAAAATATAACTGGTTACTGGTGGACAAAACCGGCGTAGCAGTCCCCAAGGGCGCGATCATCAAAACACGCAACGGCGAAGAGTTCGAGCTCACTGGGGGGAGACCCCCGCACAATGACGGCTCAACCGGTCGCGTATGGGTTAAGCCCGTGGGCGAACCCGAAACCACGCAAGAGCTCTACCCGACAGTTTTTGATCTGAAATGGGAAATAGTCTAAGCGCAACTGATGAGCCCTGACTGGGCGAAACCCGCGCGAGCGGGTCTTGTGCAACTACAGGAGGCCAAAAAATGGCACGATTAATTAAAACTGAGAAACAATGGGTAATTCGTGACGAATGGTGCGAGGATGATATCACCGACCAATGCGAGCAAATCGGCGAAGAGCTCACCCTTGACGAAACCCGCAAAGTGTTGGAGATCATCGTCAAATCACACGATGCTGAAATTGGCATTAACTGGAATTCAATCAATTCAGCAATCGATGAGGTCTTGATGCTACGCGATCAAGAGGCCGAAAGGGATTAAAAAATGACTTGTTCAAAATGTAACTCACCTACAAGTAACACTTGGGATTGTGAATGCCAGTATGAAAAGGTAGACCCGATGCTACGGGCTAAGATTTTAGCCAAACTAACACCGCAAGAACTCGATCCAGAAATGTACTCTGATTCGGACACATGGGGCTCAACTGAGGTTGATGGGGTTATGTATGACCTCAATTTTTGGTTTGATGAAGATCAATTCAATATCACCGCTTACTTTTTAACCGAGGAAGATGGTGTTGTTGTCACGGATAACTGTAGATTTTTTAGGATTTTGTCTAAAACTGTTAAGGTAATAGACGAGGAGAATGAATAATGGCACCAATTGACCAAGCATTTTTTGAGATGTATCGCGGATCTATTTCTGAGTGCGATGACGAAACAATTTTGCGCTTTTTGAAGGATAACGAATCAGTAGATAGTTTTGAAGGATATACACATTTGATGGATACCTATATTGCATTCGAGGCCGGTATTAAATACGCAAGGGAAAATCCAATATGACCGCACAAGAACTATACGAGGCCTTAGAAAAAGCCGGCATTGACTTTGAGGTTGTCGAGATATTCGAAGGATGCCGGTGGCTTAGATTTGACGTTGAAGAAGAAACAGACGAGGAGAATGAATAATGATGGATCGAAGAATTAAAAGTTATGCGGTGCAAATTACTTGGGATGACGGAGAAACAGAAATTCGTGAGGATTTCCCGCCTATTCCCTACATCGAAGAGTGGATGGATGAGATTGAATTAGAAGAAAACAAAGCCTGCAACATGATTGTGGATGATGTTGAAAAAGACGAAGGGGTGAATGAAGAATGATAACCATATTTTTTGAGATCGATGGCCACGTCTTTGAGTCGGCCACATTTGCCAACGAGGGACTTTATATTGCGTGCTACGGGGCTCTTGAGCACTATGCGCGCCTCAACAACTTTGACATGACGGAGGTGGTGACATGATAAGGAGTCAATTTGACTAGATGCGAAGAATTGGGAGTCTGTCAATCCATTGGGTGCGCAGACTGCCCGCAACTTGTTGCGGTGGAAGACCCGCAACTTGTTGCGCTTACAGCATTTTTACAAGGCTTTCACCCGCCAACTGAGACCCAACCCGAGCCTCAAAATCGTTAAAATCCTCCCCCTCTTCACCTACCCAGTAGCATGAGGCTATTTTTTCTGCCGTTTTCACTCCAACTGGATCGTTGTCCGCAACAACAAGAGGCTTATTTAAGGACTTCGCGATCTCAATCATATTAGAGGCTGAGAAACAAATATGTATCTTATACCTCACCCGCAACAATTTCAGGGCTCTACGGATCGATAAACCGGTCGCATACCCCTCACAAATAATATCCCGTCCCTTATTGTCTATCACGAGGCTTGCGCCCTTGGTAATCTGACCCGACAAAAACTTTTTATTGCCGTCCTTGTCGATCAGCTGACAACCCACCAACTTGTCTCCGACCCGCATTGTGACGACCAACAAATCCTTCCATACGAGGCCACGCTCGGTGAAACCTTTGCGAATTAAGTACGGGTGGGACGAAAGAACCCCGCTCTTGACGATGTAAACCGCCTTCTTTCTAGCCTCCTCCTGCCGGTGGAGGCGGTCTTGGTTTACTCTCGCAATCTTCTGTTGGTCGATTACATGAGGCTTGTCGGTCTTGTAAGGCGCGTGAGATTCCATAGTCGCAAAGTTAATAACGGCACCACCGACCCCATCGAATATGTATGCGCCGTTGGTTTTGGTGGGTTTGTCTAGCGTCTTGACCCTAGCCCACCGATCCATCACAAGATTCTCAATAATGAGGCCGTGCTGATATGCAAAGTCCTCGAATGTCATGCTTTCTGTCCCTTTGCCCATGCTATTTGCCTCGAGCGTATCCAATTTACAGTTTTTTGCGTTGTTGGAATTGTGTTGGAATTCAACCCGCGAGGGAAGACCCCAAACTTTTCTTTGTATTTGTGCGCTGCCCAACCATCCTTGTACCCGCGCAAGCGACAATAGTACAACAATTCAGAATAGAAAACTTGATTTGTATCGACCGCCGTCCTGGTTCCCGTTAATTCGTGGAGCTCACCTGGCACACTTGCGATACCCTTGAGTGGCTTTTCATGCCCACAAAACACGCAAGCAATCGAACCCTTCTCCCAGAGGCTACCGCAAGCCGGACACTTCGAATCTTTCTTTTCCTTCTCGGTCGGTTCTTTCTTGGTCTTTTCACCGCCTCCGCTCTCGAGCTCTGTCACCCCTTCATCGAAGAGCTTGTCCCAATCCGAGCGGAATCGCAGGTAATTACCAGAGTGATCCAGCCAAACCCCAAACTTTTTATCTGGAGATGGGCGCATAATCCTACCCATCTGTTGAACGTGCGAGCTGAATGACTTAGAAAATGGCCTCGCTGAGACCCCTATAAGCACATCTGGGACGTCAAATCCGCGGGTGAGTATGTCGGTGGCTATGAGGCCGTGAATATCTGTATCAGGGCGACCAAAGTCCTCAATGATTTCACGCTTGTAATCATCGTCTTCAAGATAGGATATGGATTTAAAGTTATATCCTTGGGCTTGAAACTGTTTCTCAAGGTCTCGTCCGTGGGCAACGCCCGCACAGAACACAACAGTCTTCTTGGGGCCACCAAAAATGTCGTGGGTTTTTTTAATCCATTCTGTGACGATGTCTCCGGTAATCTTCATGCCCCGCTCGGTGACTTGATCTTGTGACCATTCACCAGCAACCTTGGTGACCCCCGTCATGTCGATTTCTTTTGAGATAAAAATCTTTAGCTGAGTCAACCAACCTTTGTCGATCAAGTCTCCCGTGGAGGTGGCTCCAACCACATGAGAGTAAACATCTCCGAGCCCCGCGGTGAATGGCGTGGCTGTTAATCCAATTACTTTAAGGTCGGGATTGTCCTCAATGAACCTAACAACACTCTTACGCTGAACATGACATTCATCGATGATTAAGTATTGTAGATCGGGGAATTCATCTCTTTTTTCGAGGGTCTGAGCGGAACATATTTGGATTCTTTCGAATGGCCTGTACCGCCAGTGGTCAGCCTGCATGACGCCGTGCTGAATTTGGTACCGCGCGAGGCGGGTACTGGTTTGGTTGACCAAGACGATGCGATCCATAACCATCGCAACACGCTGTCTCTTGTCTGCAATTTCCTGCATCAAAGATATAGCAACCTCAGTCTTGCCAAAACCCGTTGGAGCATAGAGCAATTGCGCTCTATGTCCATCCTCAAAGCCCTTGTTGATTTTCTCAACCACCTCAACTTGGTGGGGTCTTAATTCAAGCATTTAAACTCCTGATGGGATAGTGCCCAACTTCACTTTTTCTCTAGTTTTTCCGCTCTGCGTTTCCAGTATTTCACTTGATTGATAGCGTCTGCGGCCTTTTGTTGGAAGTCATTTCTACTGATAGTCATGGCTTCTAATAAAGATTGTAAGCGAGAATTTTCAGCACGCAACGATTCCATTGTTTCTTCGAGGGTTATTTTCTCTTCGCCCTCTATGTCGTACTGGCCAATTGCAATTTTGTCTCTGAGTTTTGTATTCTCCGCAAGCAGTGCTTTGTTTTCTGTTATGAGCTCGTTTACTTCATCAGCAACATATTCATCCGCTGGCTCCGGTGTGATCTCTGCTTTTGGCTTCTGAGTGGTCTTCTGTGTTTTCTTTAGCTCTAGTTCTTTTTTGTATCGACCAATTGTCATGTCTGATACTTTGCATATTTTTGCCAAATCTTTATTTGACAGCATGCTCAACTCTACGTCAGCGAGTGCTCTAGCAATACTTCTGCGCTTGTCTTCGTTTGATCTTGGTAGGCCGTGATCGTGATTTGCGCCCAGGGAATACTCCCATGCATCGCGTTTTGTACCATTAACGATGTCGGCATTTATTGCATCAATCTTTGCTCTTTTGTGAGCAAAGTATCTATGGAATCCATCTGCAAGCCACCAGTCTTTGCCATCATAAAAGACTTTAACGGGTTTAAATGTTTCGCCCTCCATGAGCTTTTCGGTGTAATCCAATACTGTTGCCTCTTTGAGCGACTCTCTGGATTGTGTATCTCCATCAATTCTTATTTTTGCTAAATTAATTTTCATAGTCTCTTTCGTTCCATTCTGGATCATCAAAACAAATCACCGGTGTATCAATACCGATGTATGCACCTATCACATTAAACTCAAGAAATTCATGAGCATCTTCTTCGTCCATGTCATCTCGCGTCATTAAAAGATCAATCATCTTATCGCCACTGTAAACCAATACTTCAACAGTAATTTGGTCTCGCCAAATACTAGCGGTGCCAATGACGCAATCGTCAAACCCGTACCACTTTTTCATGTGTTGCGCTCCTTCAGCTTAATTTCAATTCTTTTGTAGATTTGCCACGGCAAAAACTGATCAGGAGTTATGGCAAAGCATTCTTTGATTTCATCTTCTGTCAGTCCTACCCATTCTTTTTGTTTAGAAACCAATGGAGGTTCTAGAATGTAATCAATTAAGTATTGTCGTTTCTTTACAATACGTTCAAATTCTTCATCTTCTTCAGTCATTGGTTTCCCTCCGTTGTAATGTCTTCTGTTCTGTGTCGTGTACAAGCCTTACCGCAATTCTCATCCCAGTTCTTCTGCGTTGTTACCTTGTCACCGCATTTTGTGATGTAGTGATACTCCCTGTCATAAAACCTATATACCTTACAGTTATCAAATGTTTGTATAACTTGCATGGCGTGGTCTTTTGCAATCGCCTCATTGCTTGGGACAAAACCTAACCACAACCCATATACCATAGCCCATGCTAGAAAACACATAACGATGACAACAAGTATTGAGTAAATTATTTCTTCGATTCTTAAGCTCATGTGTTCTTCTCCTTCAGCTTGGCTTCAATTGCCATACCCACATCAAAAATGTTTACGCTTCCTCTAACACCGCCTTTCGGGTCAACAACTTTAAGGTTGCAACATTCCTCAAAACACTCATGAATCTCATCTTCAGTCAGTCCTACCCATTCACGCTTAGGCAAGTCATACTTGCGAGATACATAAACCATCTTGTCGTGGTCTGTTGGGTGTGGTTTAAGTGGCATTGTTCTTTTCCTTCAGCTTGGCTTCAATGGCTTGACATAGTTCGTATGACATTCCAAATGGCAACACCCCGCATTGAATAAGTTCCGCTTGTGTTAATCCAACCCATTCACGCTCAGGCTTTTCCATTTGAACAATCAATGAGGATTCTTTAATCATCTGCCCCTTGAGCAATCGGTCAACATCATCCTTGTTGAGATACAAGTTGTCGTACCCTGCGTTGAAAGTTCGTGTTAGTCTCATGTGTTCTTCTCCTTTAGCTTGGCTTCAATGGCTCTGGCAAAAGACTTGGCATCGACCCCATCCCAAGGAATTTCATCGTCATCTTTCAGTCCTACCCATGTGCTTTGTGGTGCAACATAATTTGGCCCCGCCATGTGTTCATGGAACTGTTCCCACGCCACAGGCTCATCTTTTGTTTCTAGTTGTTCTTTATAGGTAGATTTAGAGGCCATGTTTTGCACATCTTTTGTCATTCCTTCGTACTCAAGGATTGCTCTAGCAAACAATACAGGAAAGTCAGCCGTGCCAGTCGCTTCAACCAATCCCTCTGCTTTGCCACTCATGTGCAAATAAACGTTGTGTATTTCTTCGTCAGTCATGTGTTCTTGTCCTTAATCTTAATTTCAATGCGTCTTGCATACACATCAATGGTCTGTGTTGGCAAACCTTGCAAGCACTCATCTACTTCTTTATCTGTAAGCCATACCCATGTGCGTTGTTGTTGGTCTTTGTACAGCGGGATAGCGCCATCATCATTTTTGTCTGTTTCAAACCAAAGTCGCAAGCCCGTGTCATAGCCAAACCAACCTACTGCGTTCCAATATTCAAAAGGCTCATCTTTGGTTTCTAGTGCTTCTTTAATGGCGGTGATGGCATTTTTTTCAATTTCATATTGCTCATTATTAGGTTCTGTCCAAGAATTTTCTAACGCCTCTAATGCAAGGCGTAATGCTTCGTCTTTAGTCATGTGTTCTTTTCCTTGTTAGGCCATTGCGCCCAAACTATTGGTCTACCAATTAAGTGTTCTTTCTCATAAACAATTTCAACAAACTCAAGAGGAGACACTTGCACGGGTCTATCTTTTGTTTCTAGTGCTTCTTTGATGGATTCAATAGCACTCATGCGTTTGTCGTAATCAAAATCAGTCAGCGCATCTAGTGCTTGTTGTAATGCTTCGTCTTTAGTCATGTATTTTTTTTCTTTTGGTGTTCCTATGCCTACATCACCAGTTACTGGGTCTACTCTTAACCTAGTGTCTAGTTCACCTTTTTCGTTATACCTTGGTAATGGATTCATGTTTTTTCCCTTTTAACTTTCTAAGTTGATATTCTTTATACGCTTCATACACCAATTCATTTTTCTCATTTTTTCGCTCAAAGTACCAAAGTGATGCAATTTTTCTCACAACATCTGTCGGTACATCACGCCAGACATACCATCGCCCTCTAACAGTACGCCAAACTGCTTTAATAACATATAACCAAAACCTCATGTGTTGCGCTCCTTTAACTTGGTTTCTATGTACCGCCATGTTTCAATCATGTCTACATATTCACCATTTGCTGCATGAGCACCACCATAAGCACTTCGAGATTTGTCAGACCAATAATCTAAAGCATTATTCATGTCCTCATCAGTCAGTCCTACCCATTCTTTTTTAGACCATCTTTCAGCAAGAGTTTGAACAATTGCTTTAGTAATTACAATAAAAAATGCAGTTGCAATACCCAAAAATAAATATTTAATATCATTCATCATCATCCTCCACTGCTTCGTTAATTACCTGTTGCTTAACAAGTTCCAAGCAACCAATGACGGTTGCCATGTATAGTGATTCTTCATAGCGATAAATTACTTCAAGCAATTCATCAACCAAACCACCAGCAACTTTCCCTTGATTAAGATTCATAAGACAATCCTACGGCAAGACCAAGCCATGCAAGTTCAATCCAAAAGTCACCCTCAATACTAAACGCTAGTGCGGGCCACACAAAAACGGCACTTTGGCTAATGCGAGTATAAATTTCCATATGCCTCCTTACGCATTTCCATTTCGTGAATTAGTTCGTTGCACAAGCAACGTGCTTCATCGTTGCCACCTTTAACCTTGATAATCACAGTGTCATCCTCAACTCGTATGCCACCAATCAATTTTGACCAGTGGTTACAATAATATTCCTCAAGCATTTGATTTTCTTGTTCAGGTGTGAGTGTCATGTGTTGCGCTCCTTCAGCTTAGCTTCTATATGAGCGATCAAGTTTTCAACAGAGAAGCGATCATTTTCTATTTCTTCCCTAAACCAACACTCTATATTGTCTGCATCTTCTTTAGTTAACCCTACCCATTCTTTAGTTTGTGGTGTGGTGTAGAGAGGTCTGCAAGATTCATCTGTCTTTGCACAAATCATGTATCCTTTACTGTCTATCCATCCCACAGGCTCATCTTTTGTTTCTAGTGCTTCTTTAATGGCGGTAATGGATTTCATTATTTTTTGTATTTCAGGATTCTGGTCAACAAAATTTAAAAAAACATCATTTCTATCACGAACAGCATACCAATGTATGATTTCTTTCATTGAATCCAATGCAAGTTGTAATGCTTCATCTTTAATCATTGTTGTGCCCTTCAACAATGATTTTTAACTTTTCCATAAGTTCTTTATCAATCCGACTGACATAAAAATCTCCTTCACGCACCCATCTTAAAATCAAATCAGGACTGAAATGCACTTCCTCATACGCTTTCCATGCTATTTTGTCATTGAGAAGATCAAATAGAATGCGCCCTGCATTTTCTTCATCATTCATCATTGCATCGGCGTATTGGTATGCAAGTAGTTTTGCATTATCCGCATCGTATCCTCGTCCAATCAATGTGCGAGTGATATTAACTACTGTGTATAAATACAATTTTTGATCTGCCAAAATTTCTTCTTTGGTTTTCATTCTTCTACCCTTTCATATGTCATTTCAAAGATGTCAGGCTTGCATGGATAATGTTCGCCCTTCACGCCAGTAATAATCCAATCGCCTTCGGTAACCTCATGGCTTCCTTCAAGGGTGTCAATCCTATATCCTGTTGGGCTTGTACTATCCTTGTGGACACCTTGAGGCCATCCATCAAGACTGTTGATCCAAAACTGTGTGGCTTCTATCACCACAGGTTTCTTTCTAAACTTCATTCTTGTCCCCTTGCTCGGATTGCGACAGAAACTGATTCCCAAGTTGGATCAATTTCATCTGCCAAATTTGCACACGCCTCACGTTCTTTTTCTGCAATAAGTTTGGCAAAGGCTTCAAGTGATTCAGAATAAATACCATCAAGATGTGGACGCATTCCTAATAAATTGCATTCTTGTGCTATCTTTAAAATTTCTTCTTTAGTCATTTTTTCCCCTTTTACGAATAGCAAAAGCACAACCGCCTGCCCAATTCTCATCTTCTAGCGCATATTTATCACAAATCTTTGCGCACGCTTCACGCTCTAGTTCTGCTATCCATCTACAAAGTTTTACAAAATGTTCTTGTATTAAAAAATAATCAATTTCTTCTTTAGTCATTATTATTTCCTTGCTCGGATTGCACCAGCACATTCGCTTGCTCCCTCACCCATGAATTCATATCTACCTTGTATGTCTATCCATGATAAGTAAAAACCATCACAAAT